TTATCGTTTTCGTCGATAATGCCGTCACCGTTCACGTCCGGGTCGATGTACTCCTGAACGCGGTCAATGACCGTGGGGCTGGCGGGCAGGCCGTCGCTGTCGTAGATGATGGCCTTGACGGTGTTCGGGCCGTTCCAGAGTGGGATGATCTTCGCGTGCCCGACGCCGTTGACGCTCTCGCACCACGTTTTGAAGTGCTGCTTGTTGCCGTTCTCGGCGGGGCCGCTGATGCGCTCTTGGATGCGGTCGCGGTAGTCGTCGTCGCTCTGGGCGGACGACCCGGCTGTGATCGGCCTGCCGACCCTCGCGAAGATCAGGCCGGAAATGGAGGCGACCGGCGTGGCCTCGTCGCCCTCCTGAATGCCGTTCCCATCCTCGCCCGGCTCCACGGCCTCGAAGTATGGGGTGCCGTCCTCCTCGTCATAAAAGAGGTCGAAGAACTGATCGCCGATGATGAATTCTTCCCCGTCCTCCGGGAGCGTGCCCTCGATGATCGCCTCGTAGGTGGCGCAGGTCGCGGCCAGACGCTCGACGGCGTACTCCTCACCCTTGTCGTCAAGGTACTCGTCCACCGCCGTGTCCACCCGCGTCAGGGCCACGAGGTTGTCCAGCTCCACATAGAACTCGGCAAGGGCCAGCAGCGGCCCGGTGAGCGCGTCGCGGTAGATGCTGCCCTGTCTGGTGTCGATTCCAGCCGGGGCCAGCGAAATCGCCTCCGCGAGCAGGTTTTCGTAGGTCTTATCTTCATACATCGTTCGACACCCCTTCAAGTTCAATCTCGCCCTGCGTGGTACTGGCGATGAAGGTGAAAAACGCCGCATCGCCGGAGAAGGTCATTTGCAAGTCCTCGATGCCGAGGAAGCGCCCGTCCGCGCGCAAGGAATCCTGCAAGATGAACTCCATCTCGGCCTCGATGTACTCGCGGGTTAGGTTGGGATTGCCGAGCAGGGTGGCGACCTCGCTGCCGTACTGATCGTCGTAGGCGTAACAGCCCATGCGCGGCGTCCGAAGCACCTTCATGGCCGCTTGGGCGATGGCCTCCTCGTCGTCCACGTAGCCGACGATGCGGCCCTTCTCAAGGTCGAGCTTGTACGTCCTGTTCGGAATCTGAACCTCCTCTTGGATGGTTACAATCGGGAAATCTGGTACTATTGCCATGCCTGATCACCTCACACCTTGTCCAGCACGTAGTAGAGCGAGCCTTCGGCGTAGGATAGGAGATAAACGGCGTCGCCCTTGCTCAAGCCGTTCTTGATCGTGCATTTCTCGGCGCCGACGCCCGGAATCGAAATCGACACGGAGTAGCTGGACAGGTGCTTCGGCACGATCACGTTCTCCTCGTCCAGCACCAGCTTCGCGTCGTTGTCCACGCTGATCTCAAGCGGGCTGGCGCTGGTGACCTTGCCGGTGACCACCGATGCCGTCTTGACGCCAACGGCGGATTTCATCAGCTCCCGCAGGCTGGTTTCCTTTCCCATGCGCGTTCCTCCTTAATCGTCGTCGTCATCCTCGTCGGCACCCTCGACGTCGTTGGTGGCGTTCAGCTTGAGCCTCATGGTGTGCTTGTTGCCAACGAACTCATGTTCGTCCTCGTCCACGTAGTACGTTTGGGTGATTCCGAGATAGGGCAGGTTCACATAAACAGCAACGCCACTGTACACGGTGGCGTCGCCAATGAGTTCGACTTCCAGTGTTTCCTCGGTCTGCTTCTTGATGGAGAGCAGGTTCTTGGCCTTGCTCTCCAATGCGGCCTTCTTCTTCTCGCTGTCGCCCTGCTCGGTGTACTGCATGACACCGAGATTGGATTCGATGCCGCTGTCCTTCGCGGAGGCCAGCACCTTGTTGGCGTCCGAGTACAGCTTCACGCGGGTGTAGGTATTCTCGATGCTGACCTCCCGCGAGAAGTCGATGACGTTCGCCCCTTCCTCAAGGACGAGCTGCACCATGTTGTCAGCGCGTGAAATCAGCTTGAGGACGCCCTTCTGGGACAGCACATAGAAGCGGGTGCCCTTGGCCTTGTAGGTCTTCGCCAGCGCCTTCCAGATGGCGTCCGCCGCCGTGGTGTTCGGCATGGTGAGGTCGTTGATCACATAGCTGGTGTTGACGCTGGTATGGTCTAAACCGAACGAGTTGCAGATCGAATTGAAAATCTCCGTTGCTGTCTTTTTCTTAAAGACGAAGGTGTCCATGTTCTTCGTCAGATAGATGCCTGCGTCGTATGCCTTGTAGGTGCCCGTCCGCGAGACGCTCTGCGAAGCGGTGAAGAAGATGCCCCTGAACAGTTCCTCGCCGTTCCACATGAACAGACACATATAGCCGCTCTCGATCTTGATGTCCGGCCTCGTGTAGCTGTCATTGTCCAGCATCGTGACCTCAAGGGTGCGGGGCATGGCGGACTTCGCGCCGCTCCACCTGATGCTCTGAACGAGCTGGGTCATGTCATAGGTTTTGCTTCCCTTGATAACCAGAAACGTGATGCCGGATTGGATGGAAAGCGGCTTGCTCGTCAGGCCATCAACCGAACGTGTAGAGGTTGCCACTCAGTCACCCCCTTTGCAGATAAAGGACGGTGCCAACCTTGAGCAGCAAGGGGTGGGAGATCGAAGCGGCGTTCCTCTCGTAAAGGGTTTCCCACATTGCACCATCACCATAGAACCGGCGAGCGATCTTATAGAGGGAATCGCCTTTTTGCACGGTGTAGGTCTTCGGCATGATGGCATTGTTGACACGCGGTTTGCCGGTGGCAAGGGTGATAATCATATCGTTGTCCGATGCCATGTGTGCGCCTCCTCACTAAGTCTTGATATACTTGCTCTTGGCATAGCCGGTCTTGCTGCTGTAGGTGATATTGACCCAGCTACCGTCCGCGCTGTTGACCGTCACGCTCTTTCCGTTCTTGATCTTCTTCAAGACCTTGGAGCTGGACGACTTCTTCTGGTACATCTTCAAGCGGCTTCCGCTCGTCTTCACCTTGCCGCTCTTTGGGTAGCCGCTTCCGCCGCCACCGCCGCTCGTGCCTGTCGCAACCGCCTTCTTGATCGGGGTCACGTCCAGCTTGCGGACAATCGGCTCGACATACTGCTTGAGCTTGATGGTGTAGTAGAATGTGCCGGGGTCGCCGCCCTTCTCGTAGTAGTTCCAGCTTTCGATGCTGCAATAGAGGCTGATCTTCGGGTCGGTCACGGTAAACTTGACCGGCTTCTTGGTCGCCTTCCACGCCTCGATCTTGTCCACGTACTCCTGCGGGGTCATCGGCTTGGAAATGCTGCCCTGATGGTGGACGGCTGGAAAGTGGCACGACCACTCAAAAGTCTTGGCTGTCGGGTCTTGGATGATGGTCACTTCTCCAAGACCCGAAACCGTCACGGATTCGTTGTTGCCGTCCGATGTGATGGTGATCTTCTCAGGAAGGACGGGGAATCTGAATTTGTCCTTGCCGGTGTCGTTGGACATCCAGAACTGGCATTTAGAACTCATAGGTTCCCTCACCTCCCGTGAAGATTTCCTCGGACAGAATCGCTTCGAGCTGTGGCTTGATCTGCTGGGAGATCAGCTCGATTGCCTTTTCCTTTGACAATCCGCCGACCTCTATCTTGCCGCTGCCCGTCACGTCGATCACGATGCGCCGCTCGCCGGAGGAGCCGGAAGCGTCGCTGTTGTTGTTCTGCGCCAGCCCCTCATAGGGCGACGCGGACGCCGCTGTGGGCGTCGGGGTGCTGACATTCGGGGTGAAGGCGTCGGAGACACCAGAGACCATGTTCGACGCAGCGGACGCCGCCTTGTCGGCCATGCCCTCGATACCATTGATAAGGCCCTGACCCGTCATTTCGCCGACCCATTCCGTGAAGCGGGAGGGAGAATGGACTTCCATGCCGCTCTGGATGGTCTTTTTCAGTTCTGCGGCCATCTGCCTTGCTCTCGCAAGCAGCGACGAGAACATGCTGTTCATGCCGTTCAGCAGGCCGCGCATGATGTTCGCACCCGTGCTGGTCAGGTTGATGCTGGCGAAAGCCGAGCGGATGCCGTTGCCCGTCGTCCTTGCGGATGCGATGGCTGCGGCCCTGCCGGAGTTCATGCCGTTGGTGAGGGTTCGCAGCATGTTGGAACCCTGCGCGGTGAGGTTGACCGCCTGCGCGACGGCCCGGATGGCGACGCCCGTGGCCGTCATCACGGCGATGGAGACCGGCGAGCCTGCTGTCATGCCTGCGGCGAAGGTTGCAATCGTGTTTGTCCCTTCGGCTTCCAAAGTGAGTGCGGCAGCTTCGGACTGTGTAGCGGCTGCGACAGCGGCAATCGCAGCCGCCGCGAAGGTGCTTGCATAGCCGCTCACATCTTCCTGCTGCAGGCCCATTCCGTAGCCCTGTGCGGCCTCTGCGCCTATCGGCATGAAGGCCGCTGCTGGTGAGCCAGAAGCCTGTGCGGAGCGAACAGCCTGCTCGGTTGCCGTGACAACGGCAGATGCAGCGCCGGATGTGTCCTCGTTTTGGAGACCCTGCGTGTAGCCCTGCGCTGCCTCGCCGCCAGCCGTCTCAAAGCCGGAAGTTTCCATTTCGCTGGCAATTCCGTTCAGCGTACTCAAGGCGTCAGATGCCGCCTGATCGGCTGCGGTATTTACGCCGCCAAACATATTGGAGAAATCGACTGTCTGGCCGGTTGCTTGTTGAATGGTTTCACTCATGCTTGACAGTAGATCGTCTGCTGGGTTTTCAATTATAGTCGGCTCAACGCCTACTTCCACTGTTTCCCCGCTAAACGTGCTGTCCATCATGTTCTGGATTTCATCGAATACGCCATATTTCTCAAACGCATCAACAAACTTCTGGCCTTGCCCCATGCCGTTGAATCTCTCAAAAATGGCATCGACTGAAAACTCCTGCTGAATTTCTACAGGATCGCCGCCATTTTGCGTATACTCTACAAGCTTTTCATTTAGATCAGATACAAGCATTGCCGCTGCTTGTGCCAGTCGATCATTTTCAATTCCGAAATTTGTATTAAGAGTATAATTGAGTTCAACGTCAGGATGTAGCGTCTTATTGAGATTGGCACTTGCATTTTCTGCCCATTTCAGCAGTGCAATCAACGCTCCGACACCAGCCGTTATAGCCAGTATATATGGATTTAATGCAGCAAAGATTGTTTTACCCGCGGCAAAGGCTTTAAAAAAGTTTGCTACATTCATAATTGCCGACGCAGTGAAGTAGGTCGCAATCGCGCCACCCAAACCCTCGAGAATCGGTTTCAGTGCTCCGGCGTCGTTGAGTGCGTCGATAGCTTTTGAGAGCCACTCCAGCCCGGTTGACATGGCCTGTACCGCAATGGATATCGCTTCAAACGCCGCTACTATAATGTTTGACGAACCTTCCGTGCTTTCCATGCCCTCAACGTTGCCGGTCAGTGCTGAAATACACTCCGTGACGATATTTTTTATGGATTCGGCAGCGCTTTTCACGCTCTCCCAAATCGTTCCTATTGTCCCATTGTCTTTCAGTGTCGTAATCGCATCAGTGACGTATGTTCCGATGGTTTCAGCAGTTTCCATTGCCGAGAGAAGGCCGCTTGACAAAGTGCCAATCACGCCACCTTCGCCGGTTTCGCTTTCCAGTGCGGATTTCAAATTCTCCCAAAGCTCAGAGGACGTAGTCTTGATTCCATCCCATATACCAGACCAATCAATCGTCAAAAACCAAGCCTTAACAAGGGCAATCGCAACCGATGCAGCGGTCTTCAGTTTTTTCCACAATCCGATAAAAGTTGCGGTGACGGTTTTCCAGATGGAGTTCCAGTCTACCGTGCCGAACCACTCGACAACTTTGTCCTTCGCGTCGGATGCGACGGTCTTCATTTTTTCCCAAAGGTCAGATGCCGTATCGGTAATCTTGTTCCAAATCCCAGCCCAATCAATGCCCTTGAACCACGCCTTTACGCGAATCCACGCGAGGACGGCGACGGCTTTCATTCTGATCCATAGATCGGTGGCGGTGCTGGTGATCTTGTTCCATATTCCTCCCCAATCTATACGCTGGAACCATTCAACCACCTTATCCTTCGCGTCAGTGGCGGCGGTTTTCAGCTTTTCCCACAGGTCGGAGGCGGTTTCGGATATTCTGTTCCAGATGCCCGCCCAATCTATACGCTGGAACCATAACTTTACGCGAATCCACGCGAGAACCGCGGCAAGCTTCATCTTGTTCCAAAGGTCTGTGGCAGTGCTGGAAATCTTGTTCCAAATCCCGGCCCAGTCGATACCCTTGAACCAATCAATGACTTTATCCTTCGCGTCGATGGCAGCGAACTTTAGGTTTTCGTAAGCCTCGCTCGCCGTGTTCTTGATACCGTCCCATATTCCAGCCCAATCCAATTCCGAAAGGCGACCCTTCAGGGAATCGAGCGCCCCCTTGATGCCGCCGAATAAACCGCCCTGCGCATATCCTTCGCCGAACGCGCTCTTCATGCCGGAGAAGGTGGTCTTTGTCCAGTTGACGACGCTGCCAAGGCGCTTTTTGATTTGCATGATCTTGGTGCCGTCCAGGCCGAGCGCCTGTCCGACATATCCGAGCGCCCCGGAGATATCGCCGTCGAACAAGTGTCTGACTGCGCCTTGCAGCTTGGCGGTAAAGTTGCTGATTGCGGCCTTTGTCTTTTTCGGGTCCAGGCCGAGCGCCTTGTAGAAGCGATCAGGGATTTTGTTGAATATCTTGGGAATCCGACGAAGCAGAGATTGGGACGCTGCCCTAAAGATGTTCATAATTGCTCCGGCCAGCTTTGGTCCGATATTGATGATCGCGCCGATCAGGGATTCCGCGATATCCAAAGCAGCCTCGGTAAACGTGTCCGCGTTGTTTCCGATGCCCTCGACGAGCGACACGATGATGTTTGTGCCGGCTGAGACGAGCGAGGGCACATAGCTCATAACGACGGTGATGGCGTCGCCAAGCACGTTTCCAAGCTCTTTTGCGAGGCCGGAGAATCCGCCTGCCTTGAAGGCTTCAATGAGGCGCTGCATATAGCCAGTGCCGGTCTGCACCAGATTACGCAGGGTGTCGCTCGTTGACTTGAAGATTTCGATATATAAAGCCTCAACGGTAGACTTGAAAATATCGACATCGCCCTGCAGGTTGTCCAGCATGGTGCGATACATCTGCTCACACGCACCAGCGCTGTCGTCGATCTTTTCAGTCAACTCGTCAAAGCGGGTGCCGGTGCCATTCAGGACGGAGTTCAGGCCCTCGAAGATCATAGCAGCAGTCTCGGCGTCGAGGCCGAAGTCCTGCATCATCTGGGCGGCGAACTGCTCCTGTGTCGCCAGCGGGTCGAAGGTCTTTGCCAACTCGCCCAAGTCGATTCCGTAGTCCGCGAGGGACTTGCCGGAATCGGCCAGCGAGGAATCGACGATGCTCGTGAGGGATTCAACCGAGTTCGCGGTCGCGGCCAGCATGGCGCGGGCAGCGGCAAGGTCGGTCTGCTTGAACAGGGTGCGGATTACGCTGTCAACTTCAGCTCCGCTCATGCCTTCCATATAGGCGTTGATGTCCTTGAACTGATCGCCCAAGCTGCGCATGTTGCCCGCCGCATCATAAGCGGAAAAGCCCATCTTCTTCATCAGCTTGGTAGCATCACTGTTCCTGCCCTGCTGCAAGGAGTTGATCATGTTGCGCAGGTGAGTACCGGCTTCGGAACCTTTGATACCGGCGTCAGCGAGGATGCCGAGGGATGCTGTCAATTCAGTGATGCCGCCTTTGAGGTTGGCAGCAGTACCGCCAACGGCCAATACAGCCTCGCCCAACTGTGCGACGGACGTGTTTGAGGAGGAGGCCGTCTTTGCCAGCTTGTCGGAAAATTCAGTGAGATTCTCCTGCGTGGCTTCGATCTGCAGGGCGCTCATGGCGTCGGTCAGCATATTGGAAGCAGATGCCAAGTCCATTGCGCCCGCACCGGCGAGGTACAGGACGGTAGGCAGCGCCGCCGCAGCCTTCTTGGCGTCGTAACCGGCCAGTGCGAGGTAATTCAGAGCGTCCGCTGCTTCCGTGGTGCTGAATGCCGTGGTCGCGCCCATGTGCTCGGCGGCAGCAGCAAGCGTCTCGTATGCTTTCGCTCCTGCCTCCGTACTCTTGTCAAGGCCCATCGTTGCCATGACCTGAGACATGCTTGCCTCATATGCCATACCGACGTTGACGGCCTTCTTCCCGAACGCGAGCAGCGCCGTACCGGCAGCAACTACCGCCGTGATGATGCCCTTCATGGCGACAGACCCGATCTTGCCGAGCTTCTGCATGACACCGCTGGTCTTGCTGCCAGCGTTACCGGCATTTGCCATGGCCTTGCTCAGATTGTCTTGGGCCGTGAAGATGGCGGTCAAGGTTGCCACAGCGCATCGCTCCCTTCTGCAAAATTATGGGCCGCTCCGAGATGGGAGCAGCCCTTTGTCAGTGTTTCTTGAATCGGATTTTAGACAGCGAGTGAACCATGATGTCGGTCATGTTCTGGGGCTGCTCGTTTGCCAGCAGCTCGCTCGCCACGTAGACGAGTTTCAGTTCATCGGACATCGCCAAGAACTCCTCCATGCGCAGGCCGCGCCGCTGCCAGAGCATGTGCGCCCACATGGAGTAGAACTCGCCGTCCTCGTCCATCAGTTTTTTGCGTCTTCGATGATCTCGTCGCCGTCAGTGGTGATGCCGGACACTTCCTGAATCTGCTCGGTGATGTAGGTGTAGTCGTCCAGCTTGCTGAACAGCACATGCACCAGCTCAACGGCGTCGTTGCACTTGTAGTAACCGAGCAGCTCCTTGTCGTGCAGGTCAGGGAAAACGAGGCTCTGGGCGATCATCTGATCGTTCATCGCGTTGCCGTCGTACTGATCGTCGTACACGGGGGAGCCGTTCTGGAACACGACCTTGTTCTTGGCGTCGCGCATCAGCCTCCGGGTGTGGCACGCCTTACGGATGCGGGACAGGTCGTTGGTGGTGATGGCCCGGATTTTCAGGGGGATGGGGTTGCCCTGATCGTCGGAAAAGGTCTTGATGCCGGGAATCTCGATGATTGGGGTCTCCTTGAGTTCTGCTTTCATAAAAGCCTTGATGCTGGTGACATTCGCCATTTGCTTAACTCCTTTCCAATCTCGCGTTACGGTATTTTCGGGTGCTTTAGGGTAGCGGAGGAGCGCCTTGCAGCGCCCCTCCGATGTGTTTCGCGGGGCCGGGCCGGTTACACGATGTCGTGAGCGCCGAACTCGATCTCGTCCTGCAGCAGCTCGCCTTCGGCGTCCAGATTCAGCAGGGACAGGTCGCCGGTCAGCACGACGCCCTTCAAGGTGACCTTGATGTTGCCGTGCCGATCATAGTAGTCGCTGTTCTTGTCGTTCTGGATGCCGGTCAGGGTGAACTCCGGGGTCTCGCCGGTCTTGATGTACTTCTGGATGGCATCGAGCATCCACGGGGTGGTGCGATACTCGGTGATGGTGCCGGTGATGTCGTGTCCAATCCAGCGACGGGACATACCGCGCTCCTTGAGACCACGGCTCTCCGCGACCTCCGGGGTGTACACGGCCTCGACCTTCACGGCGTCGGCAACCATGTTGCCATCCAGATACAGGGAACCTTCACGCAGGGAGATTCTGCGCTTATTGACTGCCATGTGCGTTTCCTCCTTTACGGATAGTTAAGTGAAAGCCTCCGGCGCTGGGCCAGAGGCTTTGTGATGGTGCCGCCCCTTACAGGGTGGTGACGGAGAAGTACAGCTTCTCGGCGCTGTCCGTGGGGCGCAGGGCCACGTTGAAGTAGGTCTGGTCGCCCTCGCTGCGGCTGCGGTCAACGAGGAAGTCGTTCTCCGGGTCGTAGTCGTGAATCGCGCCTTCCTCCTGCAGGTCGGCGTGGATGCCGCGACCGATGCCCTCCATGACGTCCCAGCCGTCCGCGTCGTTGTCGAACTTGTTGGGCGGGAAGTTCGCACGAATCAGCTTCTTGTAGGCGTCGAGGGTGCGCTGGACGCGCATCTTGCGGTAGTCCTCGGACTTCTCCTGATTGAAGGTGACGAGGCTGTTGATGTCGTACTCGATCACGACATTGTAGCTGTCGTCATAGGAGAAGAAGATTTCGCCGTTGTTGATGGCGGCGACGGCCTGATCGTGGGTCTTGGGGTTCAGCACGCTGGCCGCGTCGGGGTACTGCCGGTAGGTGTTGCTCTCGGTGTAGCTCGCGCCAGCGGTGATGCCCGCGATGAAGGCCACGGCCTGCTCCGCGCTGATCTCGGTGCCATCGTTCAGGATGACGCCGTTGGTCACGTTCAGGATGCGCTCGTAGTCGGCGGCGACGCCGGACAGAACGCCGAACACGTCCTTGCCCGCGTCCTCGGCAAAATACTTGATCTTGCTGCGAATCGCGGTGACGAGGGCGGAGTAGGTGGTCGCGCTGTAAGGGAACGCGAACACGGTGTAGTCCAGCGTCTCGGAGGCATCCAGCATCGCCGTGAAGTCGGCGTTGCTCATGGTGCCGTTCGTGCCGCCAGTCAGGGCGGTGCCCGCGTTGGCAACCAGCGCGGTCGCGGCGGTGCCGGTGAAGTCGATGTAATCGGAGACACCAGCCAGATCGCCAACGGTCTTGACGCCGCTGTGGTTCTCCACCAGAGTGTCGTCCAGATACACGGCCACGTTGAAGTAGCCGGTGCCGAGTTCGGCATTGGCGACGACCGCCACCTTGAGCTTGTTGCCGAGCGTGCCGCCGTGCTTGGCGGTGCAGGTCAGCACCTCGCCGATGACGACGGTGGCCTTGCTGCCCTCGGTGGGGATGAACACGTACACGGTGCCGCAGCCCTTGAGCGTCTCACGAATGAGCAGCATCATGGGGTCGTCATCGTACACGCTCATGCCGAGCTTGGACAGGTTCGCATCGGGCGCGGAGGCATCAATCTTGATGAACTCCTTGCCGGGGCCGTAGCTCGCGCCGATCAGCGGCAGGACGACAGCGCCCTCCAGATTGACCGCGACGGAGCTGGCCTTGCCGGACTTGACGTTGATATAGGTGCCGGGACGCACCTTCTTGCCAGACAGAGTAAAGGTTCCGCCAGCCATAATCAGTATTCCTCCTTCAACCATTTGTCGATATGTTCACGCATGGCCTCGACCGTGAACGTCTGCTCCGGGTCGATGTCACACGTTGCGCCGTCGTAGGTGCTCTGGGAAATCCCGAACAGGTTCCTTGCAGACGGACGCAGTTGCGCGACGGTAAAGACAGGCTCGGTGGACGCCGCGACAGGCTTGGCCGTCACGACAGGCTTGCCCTTGCCAGCCTTGGTGTCTACCGCCTCAATGGGCGGCTGCTCCTTGTTCATGCCACAATCCTCCTTTCGCTCATTGCTTTGGTGCCCGATCATTCTCCCGCGACGATGGCGTCAGGTGCGCCATTCAAAGCAAAATGCAGGCTTGATGCCTGCACAGTGCGTTCGACGGCCTCGCCATCAAAATCGGCTTCGTTGTAGTAGCGCGGGCTTTCCCAGCGAAGTTGGAGTTGCCACGCGCCACGCTCAACCTGCTTGATCGACGGGTCGAGCACTCGAAAGCATTTCCCGACCTCGCTCCCGTCTTCGTTCATAAGCGGTATGCAGTTACGCGCCCGCTTGATCGCTGTGAGCGCGGTCAGGGCGAGGTTTTGTGCCTCGCCGTCAGTCTTGTGAAACAGCTTCACGAACCACGTGTAGGCCATTTCGTAGGTGTTCAGGGAATCGCCGTTCGTCTCGATCTCCGGGGTGGGGAAGAAAACGGACGGGATGGCGAAGCCTTGAGGAATCTCCCAGTAGTACGGAGTGACGTCTTCAAGCGCGGAAATGATGAAACGCGCATAGCTGGCGACCTCCTGCTCAAGTCCGTGCATCGACATCGCCTCCTGTTGGTGTTTAGAATCCGCTGAAATACTTGTCCAGCCACTGTTGCAGCTTCGCTTCGAGGAAGTGTGGAATCATCTTCTCGATGATTCGCAAACCACTCTCCCAGAAGTGATAGCCCTCGACCCACTGTTGATGTAGAATCATGCCGCCCTTCGCGCCGGGCGAGTAGACGAAACGGTCGCCAGACCATGAGCCGGGCACGAAGCGCACCTGAACGCCTCCGGGGTTGGCCCAGTGCCCGTCGTTCACCCACTGGGCGTAGTCGAGCGTGGAGCCGACCGTCAGCGTCAAGCCGCCGTCCGAGACCTCCCACACGTTGTTGCCGCCGCCCCTGCTGAACGATATAAGCATCAGGCGGGTGTCCACCGCGCCAGCGGATATGATCTCGTCCTGAATCACGCGCAGGAACTCCTCGCCAAGCCCCTCGAAGAAAAGGCCGATCTCCTTTTCAAAGGCTCCGCTGCCTGCTTGCTTCATCCGGGCGAAAAAGGCTTCATACTCGGACATGTCGATTGTGATCTCGGCCATTACAGTCCCACTTCCGTTCCTTCCCGCTTCACCCAAACGTAGATGTGGTGGTTGCGGATGTTCCTCGGTAATTCGGCGATGAATTCGAGGTTGGTTCTCTTGTCGAGAACCTTGTCGTTCACGCGGATGTCGGTGCCAATCGGCAACGTCAGCTTGATGCGCTCCTCGTAGGCATGCTCCGGGAGATTCTGCACCAATGTGTTCACGGTGCCGCCAGAGCTGCCCTGTGCGAAGTGGCAATCCACGTCCGCCACGTCAGGGGTGTCCGGGTAGTTGAATGACGGGCTTCCCGGCAGGCCGTAGCCCGGAGAATCCTCGTCCCCGATGATGTGATACAGGTCGCACTTATGGTCGAAGAAATCTTCCAACGCCATGTCGCAGCCCTCCTTACAGCTTCCGCAGCCGCATGAACACGGTTCCGTTCGCTTGGGAGATCACGTATGGGTCGAGCAGCGAACCCAGTCCCATTTCCGTGAGCGAGACTTCCGAATCATTGGCCGTATAGCTGTAGTCGTCGAACGTCTCGCTGGTGTACTTGCGCGTGATCAGGTACGAGGAATGGGCGAAGCGCTCCGCCAGCAGTATCACCGCCGTCCTCACGCTCTTGGGAATCTCCTCGTACTCGTCGCCGGAGAAGTCGTTGTGGGTGTAGGCGATGACCATCTGCTCCGCTCGCACGATGTCGATGTCCAGCTTGTCGTCGTCACGGGCTTTCACGTCCTCGAACGAGGAGTAGTCCCGCACGTCATCCGGGTAAACCCACGGTCTTTTCACGGCCATGCGGAACCCTCCTTACTCGGCTTCTGCCTTGCGGATGGCGTTCACGATGTCCGGCTTCTTGGTCAGCTTGCCGAGATCAATGCCAACGGTCTCCGCGTAGGCTTTCAGCTCCGCGACCGTCATGCTTTCCAGCTCGTCCTCGTCGTCAGCGGGAGCGGCGCTCTCGGCGCTGGGCTTCTGGGTGACGGGCTTCTCCTGCGGGGCTTCCCGCGTCTGCGCAGGGGCCTTGGTGGCCTCGTCGGCGGGCATCTTGCCGTCTACGCGGGCAAAGTAGCCGCTGTTGATGCAAAACTGCGCGATGGCCTCGTCCTCGACCTCGACAAAGGGGTTGCGCTGGGTGGCGCTGACATAGCCGTTGCTGTGGCTCAAGCCGTGCGTCAGCTTCAAGGTAATCAATCTATCGCCTCCTTCCAAAACGAAGGAAGCCGCCTCGTGATGAAGCGGCTTCCGGGCAGGTCATCAGGCCAGACCGTAGGCAATCGCGGTGGCGTCGAACTCCTCGACAATCGGGTCGAAGTCGAAGTGGACGACGTAGAAGCGCTTGTCCTGCATGACGGCGGTCATGCCCTCGGTGGTCTTGCGGATGATGACGTCGTAGGTGTCCACGCAGATCAGGTTCTGGGGATTGACCAGCAGAATCGCATCGGCGGGGAAGTTGGGGACGGTGACGATGGGGTGACCGGCAGGATTGTTGATCATGCCGTCAGTGACAGCGCCACCAGAGGTGCGGGCCTGCTCCACGAGGAACTTCTCCCACTTGGTCTTGCGGGACGGGGCCATCAGCCAGCGCAGGCTGTTGTCCGCGTACTTGTCGGGCAGCGCCAGCAGCATGTCGTAGAACACGCCATCGGTCATCGCGCCCGCGTTGACGGAGCCACGGTTCAGGGTGTGACCGGAAGCCTTGATCTGCTTAATCCAGCCATCGTTGACCTTCAGGAAGTCGTAGTCGGAGTCGCTGGCGTCGGTGGCGCTGTCAGCGTTGAGCATCAGGTCTTCACGGTCGATGCCGAGCTGGGTCGTCATCAGGTCGGTGACGATGCTCTCGTAGTTCTGACCCTCGATGTTCTCACGCAGGGCCTCCTCGGTGATTTCCCACGGCAGACGGACGGGAGTGGTGCTGTAGGTCAGCTTCCCGTGCTTCGGGGTGACGCGGTAGCCGTCGTCCACGTTCTCGGTCTTGGCCCGCAGGATGCGACGGTCGATGCCGATCTTGTCGATCTCACCGGCCTTGGCCCGGCGCTGGACGTGACGAATCAGGTTGCCCAGAGCGGTCTTCTCGAAGGTCTGCTGAATGAACTGCTGCGCCTGTTCCGGGTTCAACAGGCCACCCGCAGCGAGGGTCGCGGTGGTGGTAGTACCAGCCTTATTGATCAGTTCGGTGTTGCTCACGGTATTGTCCCTCCATTCTATATGTTGTGCTTGGCCTTACAGGATGCCATGCAGGTAGTGCGTGGTCTCGGCCTTCTCGACGTTGCCGGTGGAGCCGTCGTCCATGCCGGTCGCAAGGCCGCGCTGCTTGAAAGCCTTGGCGATGCCATCCTCGATCATCTTCTGAACAGCGTCGGCGTTCAGGGTCTCGGCGGCGGGGGCCTCCTCGGCCTGCTTCTCGACGGGCTTGGTAGCCTTCTCGATGGCGTCGGCGATCATCTTCTTGACGGTCTCCTCAGTCATCGTCTCGGCCTGCTTCTCGACCTGCTCCTCGGCAGGCTGATCGGCGGGCTTCATGGCCTTCTGGATGCTCTCGTCGATCATCTTCTGGATGTCTTCCTTGTTCACTTCGGTTTCCTCCTCATCTTCGTTCTTGTCGTCGGTTTCGGCGTCGTCCGGCTCGTCCTGATCGTCGTCAGGCTCGTCATCGAATTCCTTGGCGAACTCGATAAGCTGCTGGGCGATGCCATTCAGCTTCTCCTTGTTGGCCTTGGACATCTTGCGTCCGGCCTTCTCCACGGCGTCCTCGCCACCGTCAGCAGCATCGGTCGGGTGGGCGTCGTGAAGTTCCTTGGTGATGGTCGCGCCATTGTCGTTGAGAATCTCGACGATGATCTCGTCGAACTCCTCAAGGGCTTCGCGCACCTTCGCCTCGTCGGTTTCGTAGGCGGGTTCATCCGTCCAGTAGTCCCAACGACGCAGCACGGTTTCCAGCGTGTTGAACGCAATCCAGAACTTCTCGGAGCGCACACGCTTCTCGTACTTGTCGCGCATCTCGCCCTTGACGATGGCGCTCTCGACGCCGAGCGCCTTCGCCAACTTTTCCAGCAGGTTCAGCTTGTCCGGCACGTCGCCGGTCGCAGCAGGCGCGGATTCGGGCGCGGTGGCCTTCTCAAGATCCACGTCCTCCGTGGCGTACTTGCCGACGCCGCCCATCGACAGGCCGGTGATCTGGCCCTTCTCGATGGCCTCCCAGACGTCATCGTTGGCGACCTCGACGGTCATCAGCCACGTGCCTTTCTGGATGGTCTCGCCCTCGATGACCTGCTCGGCCTTCGTGACGGAACTCTCGACGACGGTCAGGCCGTCCGCCTCCTCGAAGGAGTGCTGGATGTCGATCTTGTCGCCGTTCTTCATAAACCAGTGAGCGGCCTTTTCGATCTCGCTCTCGGTCATATAGTTGTCGTGGGCGTCCGCGACGTTGGGTTCGTAGACGACGCCGGTGACGTAGTGGCTCTCGTTGTCCACCTTGATGATGCGACCGTTGGTCTGGAATCCCTGACCGCCGTCTTCCTCCTGCTTGGTCAGCAGAAACGACTTCTTGTTCGCAGCCTTGTCCACCAGCGACACGAACTTGATCTTGGCGTCCGTGATCTCAATGGACTTCTTCACATTGCTCATTTGTGTCTCACCTCCTTTGCTGCATAGTGGTTGATGGTGAATTCTCGCACCATGCCTGCCTCCTTTCACGCAGTCGTCGCCGCGTCAAAGGACGCAGCAGAGGATTATAAAAAGCACCCACGCGGGAGTGCGGGTGCAATTTATCATGTGGTCAATCTCGGAATGAACGCCATGAGGAAGATGATCAGCTCGTACATGAACCGCCCGACGACCACCCCAAGCACAATGACGGCGAGGACGAACAGGCCGAGCGCGATGTCCGAAAGGACTTCGAGGGCTTTCGTGCGTTTCATGTGGCGCTCCTTTCTTTTTCATTCCGTGTAAAAAAGGAAAGTTCGTGGCGCGGAAACGTCTCGAACTCTCCGTTTTTGCATTTTTAATCAATAATCCGCGACGATGATGGTCGGCGTTACAGATTATTGATTTTGTTGTAGAACAGGTGACATCGCCTCGTGTCACCTGTTCTACAACGAGGGCTGCAGGTTGTAACCTGTTACCTCAATCATTTCTTGTCCTTGATGATGTCCTTCGCCAGCCTACGCATCTTGGCGGTGATGCAGCGATGCTCGCTCCATCCCGTGAAGTTGCCGTTGGCGTCGTACAGCGCCCGGTTGTAATGAGCGCCGCCGTTGCCGTAGGGGTAGGCCTTCGGCTGGCCGTGGTCGCTGTTGTCAAGCCGCATGATGACCTTGCCCTCGTCGTCGTAGTAGTACCGGGTGACGGAGCCGTCCGCGCCCGTCTGCTCCACCACAGCGTTCGCCTTGTCGGTCAGGCCGGGCGTCTGCGTCACCTTGCTGGTGGGCTTGAAGACGCCGCCGTTGCCGTTCGGCAGCAGGGTGTTGATGGGCTTGCGGTAGGTCTCGTTGCCGCTTCGGGCGCGGTTCTGCTCGTCCAGTTCTTCGGCCCATTTGCGATCATCGTCCGCGACGGCCTCCGCTTGGAGACGCTTGCGCTCGGCCAGCGAAAGGCCGAGGACTTCCTCGGAGACGACCGGGCTTGTGATGCAGTGGCAGTTGATTCGCTCGCCGGGCGGCAGGTTGGTGTCGCGTGGGTACATGGGCTTGTAGCTGCCGCCGTCCGCGCCTCGCAGGTCGAAGGGTTCCTCCTTCGGGACGACCTCGCCGTCCATGTCCACATGGTTCGGGCGGGGCTTGTTCCTGCGGCTTCCAGTGTGCCGCCATTCCTTGCCCTCGACGGACGGGGATTGCATCATGGATTCCTGATTGGCGACGGAGTGGGCCGTCAGCATTTCGGTGAGCGCCGTCTGGCGTGCCCTTGCATAGCTGGTGCGGATGCCGTCGTCCATCAGTTCCCGCGTCACGTCCGCGACGCTCTTGCCCTTGCGCATGGCGTCCTCAAGGATGTTCTGGATTCCGTCGTGGGAGGTCAGCTTCATAATCTGGCCGAGCTGCGGCGACCACTGGGAAATCCAATCGACGGTGCGCTGGCGCAGCGCCGTCACCACGAGGCCCTTGTCCACGGTCTTGATGTACTTGGTCGCAAGGCGGGGGATGACGGCGGAGAGGCCATTCTGAACGATGTCCTGAATGTCGTCGGCAAGGGCCGACGCTTCGCGGTACACGCCCCACGTGTTCTCGAAGAACTCGTCCACGCTGTCAGCCTGCTCAATCTGCTCGGCGACGATCTCCGTGTCCATGTGCATCGCGTCCGCGAGCTGCTCCTCAAGGTCTTCCGCGTCGCTGACGGTCTCCTTGGGTTCGACATATCCGGCGTCGTCCAGCAGGTCGGCCATGTCCTCGTCGTCCTTGGCGATGTAGGCGTCGATGGCCTTGATCAGCGCCTCGCAGGTTTCACACCTCATGCGCCATCGCCTCGCTTTGCAGGCTGCATCATAAACTGACGCATGGACGCCTTGGTGGCGGGCTGCTCCGGCACGCTGCCGAGGGACGGCCTTTCACGCTTCGTGACCTGCTTCGGGGTGGTGACAATCGGCGCTGGTGTCGAGGACTTGTCCTCTGCGATCTCCACCAGCGCCTTGCGCACCTGCCGCATGACCGCGATCAACTCAGCGTTGCCGGTCTGTTCGGCATCCTCCACGCGCTCGTCCACCTGTTCCATGACCTCCGGGGTCACTTTGCTTTCCGTCGCTTCCGGCGTTGTGGCGGGCGTTTCGGGCGTCTGCGCGGCGTTGTTGGCGTTGATTACCTTCTGGACGGCCAGAGGAACATCGGCCCATTCGCCGGTGAAGTCCTCCGCCGTATCGCCGACCATCGTACCGGCCAGCCTGTGCGCCTCGTTGGGCGTCAGGCCACCGGCACGCTCGACGATGTTCAGAATCTTGCTCTGGTCGTCGGGGTTGGTGATGTCCGGCGCTCGGAAGGTAATCTCGCAGTATTTGAACTGATATTCCGCCAGCAGCTTGCGGTTGATAATCCACGCCATCTCCTGACGGTAGGGAATGAACACCTGCTTCTCTGTGACCTCCATCGCCGTCTGGGCGGTGGCGCGGTTGAAGTCGGTGGTGTAGCCGACGTAGAGGTCAGGCAGCAGGAAGGAGGACTGAACCTTCTTCCGGGCGTTGTCGATGTAGCCTTGGAACAGTTCGTCCTTCTGTAGCATTGGGGACAAATCCTTGACCGTGATCTTCGGCGCGTTGTCCTGCTCGAAGCCGGTCTTGGTGTCGTTGACGCTCTCGCTCTCAAGTACCATGAAGGCGTGCTGCCCGGCGACGCCCTTGATGCCCTCCATGTACTCCTGCATCTTCTTGAAAGAAGCGTCGGATAGCGTGCCGCCCTCGATCATAATCATCATGGGCGTGTGGCGTCCGTTCTCGAAGTAGTTGGCGTTGAGGGCTTCGGCCTTGGCCGCGCCGTCCATGCCGGTGACCTGTCCAATCCAGCGGACTTCGCCGTATGGATTGTCACCAATCGGCAGCGCGATGATCTCGTTGGCTTGGAAGTTGATGTCGATGTTGCCGTCATCGATATACTTGCCGGTGCGCTTGTCCATCACGCGGGGGTCGCCGAACTCCTTGAGGTAGATCACCTTGCCGCCGACTTCCTGCCGGTACTTCCTGAACTTCTTTTTGCGGTTCATCGCCTCACCCTTGTAGTAGAACACAGTGTCAACATAGGGTTCGAGCGGGACGGTCATGGTGATGGTGGCAGGCCTGCGGACGTTGACGATCTCCACGACCTCCTTGTCAAGGTTGCGGATGACTTCGACGAAGGCGATGCCGAACCGCTCCCGCGTTGCAACGATGGAGCCGAACAGGTCTTTGGTGTCCTGATCGAGGGAGAGCAGGTCAAGGATGCGCTGGATTTTGTCGTACTCCTCGACGATCTCCGGGTGCTCGTCCTCGTCCCACTGCTTGTACTCGTCGAGGTAGTCGATGGACAGGCCGAATCCGCAGACGTTGTTCTTGTAGGCTGTGATGCACTGGGGCAGGATGGTAGAGTGCTCCACCAAAGTCTCAAGGCCGTCGAAGCTGTACGGGTGGTTCAGCCAGTCGCCAGCGTTGAACTGCTCCTCCGGCGTGACGGTGGTCTGGGTCAGTGCCTTCTTGACCGGCTTCTCGGAGCGCGGAACAGTCGCAGCGCCGTAGACCACCCTGACGCCGACGTTCGGCGCGTGCTTCTTGATTTCCTCGCTCATGTTGTTTCACTCCTTATTGGTCTGCGTGCTTGCGCTTGTAGGTGACGGGCAGGCACAGCATGATCACGCAGTCGGCCTCGTCAGGCGAGGAGCCGATGCGCTTCTTGAAGTCGTCCTTGCTTTCGATCTTGATCTTGCTGGCCTCCGTCATTTCATAGCGTCTGGCCGAAAGCTGGGCGATCAGGTCGGCGTCGTCCGGGAGCACAAGCTCCACCGGCTTCTGCTGGCCCTTCTCGTCCACGCTCGCAATCATTTCCTTCAAGCAAGCATACATATAGGTTGTCGTGTCGTGGTAGTAGATGTGGCGGATTCGCTGGCCGAACATGATCGGCTTGACCACCAGCCAGCTAAAGCGGCTGGGGCTGCGCTCCTTGATCTGGCGCAGGCGGTCAGTGACGCCGCCGCCGACGCCGGAATCGTCGATGCGCACGATGATGGTTCCCTTGTACTTGTAGGTGCGAATCAACTCTATGCCAAGCTGGATGATCTTGTCGGCGGTGCGCATCAGGTCGCGCCCGTTCACCTTGTCGTAGATCGTGACCTTCTCGTTGACCTTGTAGGCGATCACGGTCTTGTCGTCGCCAAAGCGGGCGACGTCGCATGCGATGTCGATCTTTACGGGCTTCGTCAGCGTCCAGTCTGAATGGATGGAGCGGTCGAGCGCCGTCATCGGGAGGAACACGTCGTCATCCTGTAACGGGAACTCGCCGTCCACGCGGACGCGGATGAAGTTGGAATCCCTGCCGTACTTGCGCTCCATCGCCGCGATCATGTTCTTGTTGGTGCGTGGGCAATCGCGGCTTGAAATCCTGTGGGCGCGGTACAGGGCAAGGTCGGCGGTGTGGCTGTCGTAGAACGTGCCGGAGTTCTGGGTGGGGTTGCCGCACATGAGCAGCTTGTTGTTCTCGCCGGACAGGGTGCCGAGTATGGCCTCCATGATCGGCTCCGAGACACCGGAGGCCTCGTCCACGATGAACAGCATGTTGTCCTCATGGAAGCCCTGCATGTTCTCTGGTTTGGTGGCCGTCCTTGCGACGGCGAACCAGCGCTTCTCGTAGCCCACCATGAAGACGTAGGTCTTTGTCCACTTGAGGATGGTGGAGAGCAGCGGCGACCGGCTGCGCCACTTCTCGATCTCTGACCACAGCACGTCGTGAAGCTGCTGGCGCGTCGGGGCCGTGGCGACCACGCGGGCGAATGGCCGGGTGGTCATAAACCAAAGGGCGATGACGGCTTCCAGCGCCGTCTTGCCGACGCCTTGGCCGGAGCGCACCGTCACGCGGGAGGCGTTCGCCACATCCATCATCACGGCGGCTTGCTTCTCGTCCGGGTTGAACTTGCAGATGTCCCGCGCAAAGGCCACGGGGTCATAGACATATTTCCGAATCAGGTCGGTAAAGGCAGCACGCCGGGCCGCTTCGGTCATTCGGCGTCACCGCCGTCCTGCTGGTTCTCGGCGTAGAGGGAGAGCAGGGCTTCCACCCAGTCGTTTGCCAGCTTCGATTGCTCGCTCTCGCCCTGCGCCCGGATGCGCTCAATCTCAAGGCGCTCCCGGTTGACACGCATGGCGTCAAGCTGCGTGAGGATTTTGACCTTCTGGGCCTGCACCTTCGACAGCTCGGCTTCGAGCCGATTCAAGGCGTCTTCGACGGACGTGGTGTTCGTGGTGGTCTCGTCCAGCCACTCGCCGTCATACATGCCGGTGCCCGCTTCCTTCTCGTAGCCATGCTCCACGTCGCCGCGCCAGAGGCCCATCCGCTTCTCGCTCTTGAGTTTGGAGACGGAGGAAAGCACCTGCCCCTTCTGTTTCTCGCCGGTGGCGATGATCTCCGCCCGGCGCTTCATCAGGCGTAGCTCGCGGGCCTTGAGGAAGGCCAGAGTTTTCAGCAGTTCCTCCTCAATGCCGTCGATGGCCGTCTCTTTGGCGACAGCCTGCTCATGCTCGTCCATGTACTCAAAGGCGAAGCGTTCAAAGGCTCCGTGCTTGAGACCGTTCTTGTTGCCCTTTGGTGCGCCGGTGCCGCCCTTGTTGCCCTTCGGCGCTCCGTGGCCCTTTGCGTTCTGGTTGCCCTTGCGGGCCTGCGAGGAGGGCTTGCGCACCCGGCGCTTGCCGGAGGCCTTGCGCTTTTCATCCAGCGCTGCATCCCAGTCGTCCCTCGACTTCCATCCGCGCACGGTGCTGGCCTTCTGGTTGAGCTGCTGGGCGATCTCGTTGACGGACTTCTTGCCATCAGATTCAAGCCACATATCCATCGCCTGATCTCGTTCCGGCTGTCGCGTCATTCCCATTTATCTCACCCCATTCGCTCTCCTTCGGCGTTTGTTTGTGTCAAATGAAATTTCGGCAGAAAAATAGAATCCTGCGCCGGGGCAGGATTCTTTCATTCTGCGGTGGAATATTGTTAAGAAATTGCGCTGTAATCAGCGCAGATAGGCGGTCAAGGAAAACTTCTGCGCCCGGACGCCGTACTTCTTCGCCAGCTCCTTCGCCTTGGCCTCGAAAGCTGCCTTGAAGGGATCGATGCGCTTTTTCGCTTCCTCGCGGGAGATCATGCCCTTGCGGTACTCGGCCCGCGCCTGCTCGGCCTGCATCCTCAGTTCGTCATTGATGGTCATTGTGGTGCCCTCCTTCTTGTGTTAAGACAATATTAAGGGAACACCCGCGAATTGTCCAGTCCCTTTTGCGAAGTTTTTTCGAGGTTTTGCAGGGGTGTTGCAAGGTTTATTTCGCCTCGCCGTCTTGGAACATGTTGAGGACTTCCTCGGACAGTTCGTAGCGTTCCATGTTGGACATCGCCTTCTTGGCGTCGCCCTTGAGGAACACAAGGACGTGCTGGTGGCACGTGACGACTTTCCTACCGCCGTCAAACTGCCGGGCCGCACGCAGGGCGGCGGTCGCCACCGCGTTCAGCAGCACCATGTTGTTGTACCAGTGAAGCCCGGCGTCCTCGAACGCCTTGATGGTGTCCCCGACGAAGTTGCGGTAGTTGCCCTCCTTGTCGCGTACCTCGCCGACGACGATGGCGGCGAAGGCGTTGGGCTTGAGCATGTCCACGGAGCGGCGGATAATCTCGCGGTAGGTACGCACGAAGTTGGCGTAGTCCATGTTGGAGATGTCACGCGGGTCGTCGGAATACTTTTCGAGGTCGGCGTAGGGCGGACAGGTCATCAGCATGTCGAAGCCGCGCTCCTTGATGATCTTGTCGATCTCGGCGCTGTCGCCCACCGTCCACACCGGCGCGTCCATCGCCTCGCCATAGAAGTTCCGCTGGCCGTCCAGCAGCTTCCAGTTTTCCTCGTTGGCGTCGATCTGCTCCTGACGCAGGTCGTTTCCGAAGTAGCGCCTGCCGAGCATGGCGGTGACGATGCCGCGCACGCTGCCGCCTGCGAACGGGTCGATCACCTTGCCGCCCTTGGGCGAGAACCATGCGACGAGGATTTCCGCCAGCACTGGGTCGAAGATGCTCGTGCCGGTGAGCGTGGTGTTCTTAGTGGAGTTCTTGGCGAGCGCGTTCAGGCCGTTGCCGAGCAGACCTTCCTCGCGGCCTTCGCCGGATTTCAGGATGGTGTGCCACGTGGCCTTGCTGGATTGCCATTTTCCGTTGCGTGCGTCCAGCACAGAGAAGGGCGGGTAGATGTAGCGCTCATAGAGGTCTTCGGCGTTCTTGTGGGCTTCGTTGAATTTCAGTTCCTCGTCCTCGCCGTTCAGAGCCTCGTCGATCTCGTCGAGGAAGTCCGTGTCGAAGTCGAAGTCTCCGAAGTCGAGGTCGGCCATCTCCTGCGCCAGCTTCTCAAAATCCCAAGAGGCCAGCTCGTTCGTCTTGTTGTCCGCGATGCGGTATTCGCGGTTCTCCTTCTCGGACAGCTCGCTCACCAGAACCGGCACCGTCTCAAGGCCGAGTTCCTTCGCGGCCTCGTACCGCGTGTGGCCTACCACGATCACGCCGTCCTTGTCCACGACAATCGGCTGCTTGAATCCGTACTTGCGGATGCTGGTCGCAACGTCGCGGATGGCGCTCTGGTTGTGGCGCGGGTTGTTGGGGTAGGGCGTGATGGTGTCGATGGCCCTCATTTCGATCTTCGGATTCTAGCTCACGGCAATTCCTCCTAAAGAAAAAGAGCCGACGCATTACGTCGGCTCTGGTCTCCGTCCGCAGCTTGGCGGGGGAGGCGTCAGGTCTCGTTCACGGCGATGCTCTTGTTCGCCCACATGACACATTCTTCCAGCTTGGTCATCGCCAGCGACTTCTCCCGGCTGTCCGGGCAGCACATGTCGATCAGGCTGGCGTATTCCTTCGCCCGGTCACGCAACGCCTTGTAGCGTGCGCTCTGGTCGCCCTTCGGCTCGTGGGCGTCGAACGTGGCGTCGTGTTGCTTTACTTCGTACATGGGAATCTCCTTCATGGCATAAAAAATGCGCCGTCCGTTGGCGCGGGCGGCGCTGGTGGAGAGGAAGGGAATCAGACCTTCTATTTTCAGCGTAAACTATAGCACATGAAATAGCGGCGTGTCAACGCCCAAAAAGCGGCGCGATTGGTGTCATTAAAAATCTGCGTTCTGTCACTTGATCACGATGGCCGCGTAGCGCGGGTAATCGTAGCCCTCGGATTCGATGGCGATCTTGCGCGGGTCGTGGTCGTTGCTTACGATGATGCAGCACATGTCCCCGTCCTCCACGCCGGTGAGGTAGCTGAACTGGGTGATGTAGTCGCGGCAGGAAACCATGTCTTCCAACAGGTTCTTCCATGCCACAGCATCCAGCTTCACGTCCGCCACCGGGATGATCGGCGAGGCCTCGCCCTTGCCGATGGCCTTGACCAGATTCTCCAAGCTGTCCGGCTTCCTCACGAAATATCCCCTCATGGTTCTCTCCTTTCCGGCTCTACGATGTAACCTGCCTGCCGCTCATTCTCGGCCTCGATCTCTGTGAGGTACTGCGTCGTCCACGTCTCGCCGCCATCGGCGCTGATGTTGTACCAACTATAGCCTATCATGCTATCCTCCTCATTCCATGTGTCCTTTCTGCCCTCGTGACCTCCGGGTGGGTGTGTGTTATGCTGCTTTACTCTCTTTATAGATCGCTCTGGCAACCTTCCTGTTGATGTAGAACCAATCTGTCTTGGCACGCGCCCTCGCGTTCCAGTTGGAGTATTCCTTGTAGGAAAGGAACCCCTCGTTCTTGAGCTCCCAGATGACCTCCTTGGGGTAGCCCTGCCGTACCCAGCCAGGAAGCCAGCGCCCGCCGAAGAAATAGTCGATGTATACCTTGAAGGAATCGAACGTGTCCTCGTGCCTGATCTCGCCCTTGAGATAGCCGTACTTCCTGCCGTACTCATCATCCGGCATCTCGTTTTCGTCCCGCAACCACTCGTGAAATCCTTCAATGAACTCCTGCTTGATCTTCTCCCGCGCTTCGTTTGCAGTCATCGCTTCTCCCTCCTGTCAGCCCTTGAGGTTGTAGTACTTGCTCGTGCCCGCCAGCACTTCCCGGAGCGTCCTCTTGATGTAGGGGTCCTCATATCCGGCCACGGCCCACTCGGTGAAGGGCACCCGGCCAACCGTTCCGTTGATGTCCCAGCCGGTGCGGTAGCCGCCGCGCTTCTCGATGATGACTTCCATTCCGCTGCGCTTGTAGGTGACGCCCGTGATCTTTGTCCCGACCGGGAGGCTCTCCAGGAGCTTCCCGTCATCCTTCATGGCGTCCTCGACGCTGATCTTCATGGATTCATCCGCGATCATCCAGGCGAGATCGTCCACGCTCATGCTCTCGGTGTAGTCGATGCCATCGGCCTCCGCGATGGTGTAGGTCTGCTTCATGGTGGTGTGCTCCTCTCCTGTCGTTGTACCTATAATAGCATATTTATTACATTTTGTCAATACCTAAAATGCAAAAAAACAAGAAAAATAAAATGGCCTCAGGTGGACGCCGCCCACATGATCGCGTGCCCGCCGTCGGTGAATGTGTCGAGGCTCATGCCGATCAGGTTCAGCCTGCATTCGCACTCGTCGCAGTCGGCCTCCTCCGGCGTCTCAAGGAATTCATAGACGCCAGCCATGAACCCGCCCCACACGCGGTCGGTAACCAGCACATGGTCGCCGTATTTCAGAACCGCGCCCTC